AAAGGTACAGTATCCGCACTAAACCAGCACTATGTGTGGATAGATGTTCCAGAGATTGGGACGGTACGATTTAATTCGGGAAGGTACAGTGAAGAGAAAATAAAGAGTGGGTATAGAGTGTTTATGTGGAGGTTTGTTGGAGAAAGATATGATGTAATGTAGAATATTCTTAAGTAAATAAATTTAAAAATAAAACACCGTTTTGAGTGAATACAATAACTCAAAACGGTGTTTTTGTGTGCCAAAAACTTGACAAGGTGTGGTATAATAAAATTATGTAAAGTTATACTTTTCGAGAGATATATAAATGAATATTATAGATGTTCGGAAACAACTACCTACAGCAGGATGGGCGCACCCAGCACTCACCGATATGCAGGTAGTTGTCTTGCATTACGCTGCGGGAGCTACAGAGATAGGCAAAACTTACTCCTACGAACAAGGCTTCCTCAATATCCTGAAGTCCTATGCGAAGCTACATATGAATAGGATAGGCAACGATGGGATTGCCTACACTTACGCGGTGGATAAGTTTGGGAAAGTCTATCGCTGTCGAGACAATAGAGTGTCGTGGCATTGCGCTAATGTTGTCGGCAATAATCACGGTATAGGTGTGATTTGTCCTTTGGGAGATACAGAGAAGCCTACCGAAGCTATGCTACAGGGATTGAGAGAACTGTTCCTAGACATAAAGAGGCAATATCCTAGCGTTGTTTTCAAAGGGCATAAAGATATGAGCAACACAGCGTGTCCCGGAAGTGCTCTTTATGATTGGCTTCAATCTTTCAATAGAGGAGATACACCTATGCCTGAGAATAAGCCCCAGATAAAGAAAATCAAAGGGATAGCTGTAGTTTTTCAAGCCCCATCGCTGAAGTCAGCACCAGTCCTTTCCTTGCCCAATGACCATATAGAGGGTTTTGATAAGGTTGTGGTTGGGGATAGTGTCCTAGGCAGTACGAGGTGGTATCATTGTAGCAGTGGTGCGGGTTTTATTCCTGAGTGTATGGTGAGTGTATGAGTGTTTTGATAGGGATTGTAGACACAACGATGAACATAAACATAACAGAAGTGGTGGCGGCAGCGAAAGACGTAGGGTTTCCGATAATGTTGCTCATATTGAGCTATTTCATGCTTAAGGATATAGCTCCGATATTGCGAGAGTTCATTGAAAACACAAACACTTTCAATGGCAACATCGTAGAAACTTTGAAAGACATAAGGTACTCGATTGAAAGAATGAATGAGCGATTGAGTAATTTGGAAAGACAGGGTGTAGGGTATCATGCTTCGATGCAAAGTATTCAAGACAAACAAGACGAGCAGATAGCAAAGTGAAGGGGGTAGGCAATGGCAACTATAGTCCTAGATATTGAAGAAATAGAGCGCCTTGCTGGGCTAGGGTTGACCTTTGCAGAGATATGCGATTGCATCGGAATTAGTGAGCGGACTCTTTATTCTCGCAAGAAAACTAATTCAGACGTTGCAGAAGCAATTAAAAGAGGGCGCTCTAAAGCCTCACAACAGGTTTCCAACAAACTTTTTGAACTATGTATGAAGGGCAATCTAGGTGCTATCGTGTGGTATCAAAAAACTCGTTGTGGCATAAATGAGGACAAACATATCTACGATAGGATTGAAGCCCTAGAGAAGGCTCTTGCTGAAAAGAAGGCATAGCATACTTTCTTGCATTTGTCAAGAGTAAGTTAAGAATTTTAACTAAAAAATATGAAATGCCCTATAACGCTATAGGAGCCATTCTAAGACACTTTAGACGAAGAGTGGTATCTAGGTATCAAAAAGAAATTTCTATGCGTTTGGCTTCCTAATCACTTAAAACGCTATTCAATAAAGTTAAGTAGTTTAGTACAGTATAGAGAGGCTTTAGAAGCAATTATATATCAAAAGGAACCTACCATATGAACCGAGCACTACTTGCTAGACTTGAGAGACTAGAAAGAGCCGCACTCACTCAACATAAGCAAGATGTGCCACCTTTCTACGATTGGTTGAAATTAACAACACCCTCATACAATTGGGATTGGCAACACCTTCACTTTATTCGAGAGAAACTGCTACTCGTGGAAAAAGGAAAGATAAAGCGCTTGATGGTGTTTTGCCCACCAAGACACGGAAAGTCTGAAGCCACAACTATCCGCTTCCCTATGTGGTGTCTTGAAAAACACCCTCAATGGAAAATAATTATAGGTGCATATAACCAAACTCTTGCGAATAGGTTTTCAAGAAAAGCCCGAAGGCTTGCAGAGACAAGGGGCATTTTATCAAGAGAGAGGGCAGCAGTAGAGGAATGGGAAACGATAGGCGGTGGTGGTGTTCGTGCTGCTGGCGTGGGAGCAGGTATCACGGGTATGGGTGCGGATTTAATTATCATTGATGACCCTGTGAAAAACCGAGAAGAAGCCGAGAGTTTGGTCTTTCGTAACCGCGTTTGGGACTGGTACACTGATGACTTATACACTCGTCTCGAACCCGAAGGTGCAATCATTCTGATTATGACAAGGTGGCATACCGATGATTTAGCAGGGCGCATCTTAGAGAGTGAGCAAGCGTCTGAATGGGAAGTTGTATCTCTGCCCGCAATAGCAGAAGAGAATGACTTGTTGCATAGAGAGCAAGGAAGTGCGTTGTGTCCTGAGCGATACGATGTTATGTCTCTACTCAATATAAAGAAAACACTCGGTTCGGCTTCGTTCACATCACTCTATCAACAGAAACCTGTACCTTCAGAGGGGTATCTATTCAAGCGGCAGTGGTTTCAGATTATTGATTGTGCTCCCACTAATGTGCAACGTGTTAGGGCTTGGGATAAGGCAGCAACAGAGGGTGCGGGAGACTTTACATCTGGAGTGTTGTTGTCGAGAGATACACAAGGCATATTCTATATTGAAGATGTTCGGAACGTACAACTATCCTCTGGCTCCAGAGATGCGCTCATTCGACAGATAGCAGCATTAGATGGTACTAGCGTACCTATATATGGTGAGCAAGAGCCAGGTAGTAGTGGGAAAGATGCTGCTCTTGCTTTCATCCGAATGTTGTCTGGGTACTCGGTTTACTGCGATACAGTGAGTGGCTCTAAAGTAGTCCGAGCACAACCTTTTGCTGCACAATGTGAAGCAGGCAATGTGAAGCTAGTCAAGGGTGAGTGGAATGCAATCTATCTTGACCAATTGTGCTCTTTTCCTTATGGTAAGAATGATGATATGATAGACGCAACTAGTCTTGCTTTTAATAAGTTGTCTCTCGCGCAACAATGGACAAGTAGCAATTTGAAGTCATTTTCATCTGGAGATAAAATATGAATTGGATACAATCGGCTCTTGCCCTGTTGCGCCACGATAGTAATAGAGATGTTCGCTCGCTCTATTCAGAACGCTTAAGTGCATACTCTCTCTACGATGCGTACTATCACAATCTTGTCTACTTTCCTACTTTACTCGGTGGGCAAAGAGAATACCTCAACAATATGCTAGGAAGTAGCGCAGCAGCAGACTTAGCGGGGCTTTACAATCCTATATCTCGCGTTTGCGATATGTACCAACACGTGTTTGGAGGTACCTTCGGAACAGATATACGTATTCAATCGGATAATGAAGTTTTAATTCCCGTGATAGAGCAGATATGGAAGTGGTCAAACATAGACCTAGCGAAACAGTTGTTGTGTCGTTTTGCACCACTTCACGGTAATGTTGGGATACGTATCGTCGCTGATGATACAAAAGACAAGCGAGTGTTTCTGAAAGTAGAGCACCCTAGCGTTATTGAAGATGTGGAGTTTGATAATCGGGGTAATCTGGTTGCCATACAAATGCAGTACGATGTATTGGAAGGGTTAGGTACAAATGCAACCCTCACTAGATACAAAGAGGAACAGAACAAAGAGTTCTTTCGCTTGACCAACCTAACGAAGGGAAACATCGTAGAAGAGTACGACAACGCACTCGGTGTTGTACCTTATGTTCTTCTTGCGCATACTCCGACTGGTGATAGATGGGGATATAACGCCTTCTATAGAGCACTACCTATCATAGACAGAATAAATGCGCTCTTGACACATATCAATGTGCAAATTCATCGGCACGTCAAAGCGAAGTGGGTCATTGCTGCAAGCGGTTCTCCCCCGAATGAAATGGACTTGGGAGAGATGACAGTTGCCTATATAAACACTTTAGGCTCATCTTCACCTCCAACAATGCAACCAATAGTGGCACCACTCAATCTTGCAGATGCCATAGTTGAGGCTCGGTTGTTGATAGAGCAAGTTGAAGACGAACTACCTGAACTAAAGGCAACGGTAGGGAAGTTCTTATCTGGTCAATCTGGGGAAACTATTGCTCAATTGAGAAAACCAGCAGAAGACAGAATAGCTCTTGCCCGAACAAACTATGAAGACGCATTGACACGAGCGCAACAGATAGCGGTATCTTGGGGTATTCTGTTTGGTCTTTGGGATATAGGGACGGGGAAGGGTAATGTTGATAGTGCTGAAAGAGCGTACAAAGAAGGGTATGAGCAGCATTCTTTCAACAATAGAGAATTGCTTCCACTCACTTCTGCTGAAAGAAATACGAATGCGATGTCATTAGGAGATGATGTTAGTGCTCGCGAGAGGCTTCGTGTTCGGGGATATTCTGATGAGGATATTGCTAGGATAGAAGAAGAGAAGATGCAAGAGCAAGAAAGTCTTCAAACAGGACTAGGG